CGACGACCTTGGACGAGTCGTAGGAATGGCTCTACTAGGTTGACGAACTGAGCGCGTGTAAACTCATCATTGAACTCAAACAATTGAGCTCTTGCGGCGCGCGCAATAGCTTTTTCGAGAACAATAAAGAGACGACGAACGTTAATGCGATCAAAAGCAGATGGTTTAGACAATAGCGTCTTATCACCAAAGAGAACAGTACCTTCTCCTGGGAAAGAAACAACTGGGTTAATTCCTGCTTTATACAACTCATCGCGTTGTGCTTTATTTGGATTGAAAGCTAATTTTACAACATTGCGTAGTTGACCGCGATTGAATCCAGCTGGTGAGAACCATGGATCACGATCAGCATCGGTACGAGCGCAGAGACCAGCAACGTCACCGTTACATGGAATCCAACGATATAGATCGTTATATTTGTCGTATTGATACTTCCAACCGCTATCCATTACTGCGAAGGAGCTGGATACGTTTGAAAGAGCATTGTTACGATAGTTGACAACTGCAGTTACAGGGTCAGCAGCTTGAACATTTGCTAGGGCTGGTGATACAAACGCGACGCAGTCGCGACGACCAGCAGCTAGAGTAATTGTATTTGCTGCTACTGTTTGGCTATGTCCACCTGCCATCACTAGGCTGATGTCAACGTTATCAGATGAAGCGAACTGAGCATAAGCAGTTTGAACATTACCATCTACTACAGAACCATCAGTACCTTGTGTGAAGGAGATAGTAAAATTGCTTCCTTCGAATAGGTGATCTGAGTTTGCTGCTACACCCCATGTTGCGTTATTTTGACCCATAGCATAGACGTAGCGAGAGTTGCGATAAATTACATCGCGGTAATATAAGCTAACACCAGATTCATCCTTAGCATTTGTTGCTTTTGAAACGTTGGCGAATCTTTCTAGAACTGTATTTGCAGTTCCTGAGATAGAGCCATCTTCGTCAACAACAGCAATATGCATCTCATCATTAGCAGCAGTATTTGCATTTCCTTCTGCCCACACAGAGGTGCCTGGAGCCTTATCAAAGTAGATATGATATCCACCTGTGTTAGCTGCGTCGAAACTTGCAGTATTAGAATCAGCAATAACTGCTATTTTTAGCGAGTTACCCAAAGATCCTGGATAGCGTGCAGCAAAATAAAAATCTGCACTTGATGCAGTGAAGTGATTGTTGAAATAATCTTCTTCGTTTTTAACTGTAACGTTTGCACCACTGGAGCTAACGTTCAATGTTACTGCTGAATTTAGAGTTGCTGCAGCTGCACGAGATACAAACAAACTGTTGCTGTAAGACAAAAAGTTTGCTGCAGTGAAAAAAGTTAGATAAGTGTCTGCATTAGGTTTGCCAAAAAGTTCTACGAGTTCGTCTTCAGAAGAAACGAGACGTGGAACATCTACTGGACCCCATTGGAATCCGCCTGCAATCGCTCCAGTTGAAGTGGAAACGGCAGGAACAACTGTAGTTGCGTCAACTTCGGTTACATTCACACCTGGTGATACTTGAAAAGCCATGTTTTTGCTCCTATAAATGGAGATTTAAGAAATCTACGAATTATTTAGTAAAATCCTATTTTTCACTTGTCAACTATATTCCAAACAGCTCCATCAGAAATAAACGTCTTATTGGGGTTGTCTATCTCATCATGCCCAGCTAAAAAGTTGGGCAACGATTCATCTTCAATCTGTTTCAATTGCTCTTCGTAGAGTTTTTGCTTGATATTTGTATTGGTCAAATCGGCAAAAAAGGCTTGATTTGTTGTCCAAGCAAATAACACTAAACACATAACTAAGTCGTCATGAGAGCCATCTTCTGCTTCAAAGCTACTTCCTTTAGATATAAAGGTAGAAAACTCTGCTATAGTATCAAAATCTTGTATAATGAGTTTTTGATTTTCAATGAGGTGTTTTAAATTGGAGCATCCAAGTCGTTTCACGGATTTAGTAGTTCGTATCCCTCGTTGAGATTTATTTCCATATCCCCATGTAAGGGAAATTTTGTCTTTTTTACCCTTTGCTGCGATGGTAGAAAGAATATTCTCATAATCATAGTCTTCAAACAACGTATCAACAACTTGTTGACCGTTATCATTAATTTCTATTAAAGCAAATGCATTGTTATAGTATTCGCCAACTTTTTTAATAATTCCTGGGTACACTTGAGGACTCACATTGTTATCTTTATAAGTAGCCACAAGTTTATATGGGATTGAAGTCACATCGATTACTGTAAAAGCAGAGTAATCTAAACCTTTGCCGCGAGAAGTATCACAAACTATAATGTAGCTACGATTTTCTGTTGGCTGCTGATAAATTTTTACACCAATATCCGATGAATGTAGAGGAGTTACGAATGCAAGAGACTTGAGAGCAGCTGCTGACAACAAAGTTCCAGCCGAGCCCATGAACTCGCATTCCATTTCTTGCGAAAACTTTTCTTCTCCAAGAATGCGTCTTTGATCATCTGCCCATGATTGATCGCGCCCTGGAACCTGACGCCAGTTTGCTTCAATATGTTTAAATCCATTTTGTCCTTCAACAGCTTCGGTCCACATTCGATAATAGTGATTCATTCCGTTTGGAGTAGATGAAATCAAAATCTTAGACTGCGTGCCTGAAGAAATCGTAGGATAGACAGAAGTAAAAAATTCATCAGCAATATTCGTCGGAACGAATGCAAACTCATCAAGATATAGTAGCGAGATAGAATAACCACGGATGGCGCTTGACGCAGTTGATGTTGCCATGACACGACAGTTATTTTCGAGTTCAATGTCACCCTTGTTCCAAACACGAACACCTTGCTGCAACCACATCGGCAGAGATTCATAAGCAATTTTAATACGATTCAAAATTTCGCGAGCTGTTGGAGCTTTGTTGGCTAGGATCGCTACAAATTTATCTTCATTGAAAAGAATATACCAGAGGATATATCCAACAACCATTGTGGTCTTACCGACCTGACGACCTGCTTTTACTATCACACGTCGATTTTCGTTAATGTCAGTAATCGCTTGACGCTGAAAAGGATACAAAGAGATTTGAACAAAACCTTTATCGAGCGTAATGATCTTGACGTAGTTTTCGATAAAATGGATTGGGTCTTTGGAGCAACGAATGAACTCACGGATCTGATCTTCCGTGAGCTGCATTGGCATGTTCACACGCTTTAAATTGGGATTCCCAAGATAATGTTTAACTCTCGCTACTAGATTCATTCTTTAGCTTCTTCAATAGATCAGCTGTGCTTCCAACGAACACTGCTTTGTCGACATTAATATTAGTTTGAGTTGTTTGCTGCTCTTTTGGTTTTAATTCTTGCTGCTGTTTCTGAAGAATCATAAGTTTCTCTGTGACGTCAGAGAGATTCTTGATCATGTTTGCAGCAACTTCGTATGCTCTTGGATGTTGTGACTCTCGAGCAACGTCTAGGATTCCATCAAGAGCCTCGTTGCCTTTCTCGATTAGATTATAGTAATTCGCACGAGAATAATGTGCGTCTGGATCTACAGATTCGTCCTGATGAATGGTGATTGGTTTGCTATCTTCTTTCACCGCAGGAACATAATCTGTATTTAAAATTTCTGCTAGATTTTTATCTACTTCACTCATAAAACTATGTTATATTTGGAGCTTCTTCAATTGTAGTGTCAAACCCAAATGCCGTGCTAACATTAGCACTTAGTGGGTCAGGAGTAATTACTATGTTATTTAATTGACCTGCAACTTCTGCGCTAGAAACTAAATTGTAGGCTGCGTTAGAAACAGCGCCAAAAATATATTTTCCTGTGTTGAAAACTCCATTGGTATCTACTACCAATAAAGTGTTAGAGCTAGGTGTCCAAGATTCTACAAACGCAGTAGCATTTGCACTTGCAAGTGTTTTACCCTCATAAATCAATTCGCCAAATTTAAATATTCCATTTCCAGTAGAACCATCTAGAGTAAATTCTCTAGTACCAGAGAGATTAAATGTGCTATCATATGTGTTGGCTGTAGCGGTTCGTATAATATTGGCGTTTGCAACTGGACCAAACATAAAACCTTTTAATGTAAATGTTAATGTCCAAATTATCATACGAGTGGGATCTGGCAATCCCTCAGAATTTACTGTAGAATTAATCGATTGTAAAATTATAGGAAGATCTATATTTTTACCAAACCCCAAAAGATCGCCCGTAATTGTTAAATCGGGATTAAAATATGGTAAAATTTGCTCTACTATTTGTGTTCCATCTTCTACGTTGCGAACATATATGTTTAAACTAAAATCA